ACGTCCCGGCATGCAGCACCAGCGTGCCCCCGACGCCATTGGTGAGGCAGCCCAGGGCGCTATTAATGGTCAGTTTGGCATTCCCCGGACTCCCGGTACTCCACGTCTGAGCGGTGGCACAGGAGACGCTATCGGAGCCCGTCTTGGCCACATGCCAGGTGGTCGCCCAGGCTGGGGCAGCCAGCACGCAGACAAGCAGCGCAGTCAGGAGCCACGCGCGGTGACACTTCACAGGCGTTTCCTCCTTTATTGACAGACGCCCTGTGGGAGTCCGCCGGCGCCCTGCGTAATCGACCACGTTTTGCCCTGGCTCAAGCAGTCATCTTGCTGGGCATCGAGGGTTTTCTTCATGGTACTGATCGCTCGTTGCAACAGATCGTCGAGCCGCTGACTCATCAAACCCTGAAAGGCCGCCGCCCGGTCTGCGGCGCCGGTCTGGTTGACGACTATTTGCAATGCCGCCTCTTCACGAGGCGTCGTGGTATAGGTATAGGTCGCAGCCAGGACCGTACTGCTCCAGGCCAGCACGGCCAGCCACAAGGCTCCCTGGAGTCGTCTCCGCATGTTCGCTCCTTCTACGGATGCGTCTGGATGTCAGTCACTACCAGCGCCGGTGGCTCGCCGTGGGGGATGCCATTTTTTGCAATGCCCCGCGCGATGCTGTAGCCGATATTGACCGCCGCCAGCGTCGGGACGGCATACTTCGGCGGTAACACACCAGCAATCGTCGTCACCAGCGTCGCCAGGTTGCTGAACAGGGTCAGATAGAATTCGGTCGTCTGATAGGCCGGCTTGGTTTCCATGCGACTCCTATCACGGGCTCGCCGGCATCGGTGGCTCCGGGTCAACGATACCCGCCTGATGCGCCAGCACCGTATCCGCCAGGTGCAGCAAGGCATCTTGATGCGGCTCCGCCAGGGTGGCCACATGCCCCGTGGTGACCGGCTGCGCTGCCGAAGCCTCGCGAGCACTCACGGCATGCAGGCCAATCTCGAGCATCTGCAACAGGGCTGGCAACAGGTCTTCCCAGGTAACAGCCATTTATTCGCTCCTATCGGCACGGGCCGTATCGAGGCGTGTCTGGCTTTGTAGATCGTGCGGCAGCGCCAGTTGTGCCGTCGAGGCAATCCACCCCCCGACTTCGCCCACAGTCAGCAACAGGCCGCCCGGGTGGGGTTCCATTCGCGCCAGTTCCGCAGAGGCCGTGTCCAGCATCGACTGAATAGCAGCGCGGGCCAGAAGGCGCTGCTGCGGCGAATTCCACACGTTATAGGTGTCGATGGTGGCAATGAGCGCTGGCTCGAGTTGCACCAGGTCCATCCCCTGTGGTTGCACGCTGGCCTGCACACTGCGGCCCCAGGTCACCAGAGCCGGCGCCCAGCCTGGATGCTGCTCGACCAGATGCGCCGTCTCCAGGCGCACCACGCTTTCAATCAGCGCCCGGTGCGCAATCACCTGTTGTTCGATCCCCGGTTCCGCCTGGCGCAGCGCCTGACACCCCGCCAGAGGCAGCAGGCCACTCCAGAGGAGGACAAGGACCGCGAGTCTGCTGTAGCGCATAGCTTTCCTTCCTGTACGGGTTATTGCAGCGTGATCGCCTGCCCGGTCAAACTGTGCAGGGTCGTGGTCACCTTGGGATAATTCGCACTGGGCGTTAAAGAACTATTGGCATTCACTTTGAGCACACTCGGATTCGCCGCCGTCAGAGTCCATGTCACGGTCAGGGTGCCCCCCGAGGCGGAGATAATCGGCTGACTTTTTGCCACCACGCAGCCATTGGTGCCGCCCAGAGTAATCGTGCCGTTGCTATTGGCCACATTGCACAGCACGCTGCCCACTTCGTTTTGAATATGGTTCGAGGCGTCAATGACCTGCACACTGTAATTCACGATCACCGCCGCACTGGAATTGCTCGCCAGGGTCAGGTTGGCAATGGATGCCGCACTGTTATTGGTCACCGACTTGGTGACCGGCATGTAGAGGCCGTGGCTCTGGGTCAGCCCCTCCGCCGGGCCGATCATGAAATTCCGTACCGCCCCGGTGCCGCCAGCATAGGTCTGGATATAGCCAAAATCATTGACCGTCTTGCCTACGCTGAGCTGTTCCGTATTAGTCGCATCGGCCACCACGTCGGTACTGTAGATGTCTATTTCTGAGGCATTGCCCGCCGTCATGGTGCCCTTAGCGGCCAGGTAGAGAAAGGACGCATGATTACTGGTCTGCGTCTGGACCGTGATGGTGTTGCCACTGGGCGGGCTCGCCAACAGAAACGTGGGCGTCACCAGGGCCGGGCTCGTCGCCTTGGCATAACTGCCGGTGCCCGTCACCGCCACGCCCTGAATCACCGTGGCGCTGGTCCACTCGGCTGCCTGTCCACTGGTGGGCGTGCCGGTATTCGAGACGTTGCCGCCGCCGCTGCCACAGGTGCTACCGTTGTCCACAACGTTACCGCTGGCGTCGAACTTGGCGCAGTTGCCGCTGGTAAGCGTGCCCGAGGTGGTCGCAAACGTGGTCGTGTTGCCCGAACGCGTGCCGCTGCTGGGGGCTACCCCGGCGCCGCCGCCGATCACCGGCAGGTTCGCCGCCAGGACGCCCGAACTGGCCAGCGTGCCTGAGGCGGTATAGGCCAGAATGCCCCCCGAGGTGCCGCTGGTAAGCCCGGTGCCGCCCTGGGCGACGGGGAGGGCACTCGCTAGATGCGTGGCCGTCACCTGCCCGCTGGTATTCACGTCTACGCCGGTATAGGCCACGGTACCGCCCGCGCCAAAGGCCACGCTGCTGCTATCCGTGCCCGTGAAGGTCAGCGTGTTGCTGACGGTGAATGTTTTGCCATCGGCCAGGGTCAACGTGGCGCCGGTCGCCGGTGCCGTCAGGGTCAGCTTGTTGAACTTCTGGCCGGTCACCGCGCCGGTAATATCCACGCTGAAAAGCGTGCTACCGCCCGCCGTCTTAAAATTCGCAAAGCTCCCGGACGGAGACGTATCGGTAAACCGTTGCAGGGACAACATCGTCATGCCATTGGTGCTGGCAATCAGGGCCACCGAGCCCGCCGTACTGGCCGCCTGATTGACGCCCAGCGAGCCGATGCGAAAGGCCGCCGCCGTATCGAGATTTTGCGGCGCGCTGAGCGTAATCGCGCCCGTACTGGCGGAGACAAGGACCTGATTCGCCGTACCAGTCAGCGAAGTGACCCCACCCGCCGCCCCGCTACAGCCGGCGCCTGCATCGCTCAAGTCTGCACAGGCCAGCCGTGCCACGGTGAAGGCGCCGCCGACACTGGTCTGCTTCACGACTTGCGACGTCCCACCCGTGGCGGAGAAATCGGTCGTGCCCCCCGGCAGAGTCAACGTATTCGAGCCCGCCGCCGCCGGGGCCTGGACGGTGAGCGTGCCGGAACTACTGCCTGGCAGCAGCAGCTTCTTCATGCTCTGCCCCGTGGCGCTACTGAAGGTGTTGGCCGCTGTGAGCAGGGCCACATTGGCCGTACTGATATCGGCATCGACCGTGAGTGTCTTACTGGTCGTGCCCCCGGCGACGGTGAAACCCGTTGTCTGCGCAGTCAGCGTCAGAGCGTTGTAGGTTTTCCCGGTCAGGGCCGCGGGGATATCGCTATCCGCCAGGGTGACCAGCGAGGTGCTACTGATGGCGGCGCCATCGCCTGTCTGCTGGAGAAAGCGTCGCGTCGTGGTCGTATTGCCGGCCAGAGCGGTCAGGTCGGCGCCCCCATTGCCCAGCAGGATAGCCAGAGGCGTCAACGTGCCGGTATGTGTGACCGTCCCCGCCGTCGCCCCCGACGTGCCGCAGGTAATGCCGCTGGCATGGGTGTAATTCCAGTGCTGCCCGGCGGTATCCGGGCAATCCGTCAGGGCCAGAGGCGTGATAATGTCATCGGTTACTGACGCCAGGGCATGATCCGCCGTGATCGTAATCGGGTAGATCGCCGTCGAGTACGAGGGCACATCCCCGGCGATGGATTGCAGGATCAGACCACTGGTGCCTGGTGCTGGTAAAAGAGCCAGACCATTGGCATCGGTGTAGACCAGGCCACCCAGCGACGGCACAAGCTGCCCGCTCAGATAGGCCAGGGGAATCGGCACGCCGGCGTAACTGCCCACAGTAATCGCCCCGGTCGTGTCCACGCGAAAGGCACTGGCCCGATTCGCCGCCAGGAAGTCCAGAAACGCTCCGGTGGGCGCCGTATCGGTGGCCCGCTGCATCTCGAGTCCGGTCACCCCGTTGGCGCCCAGGACACTGCGGAGCGTCCCCGCCGCCCCCACACTGGTATTGAGGCCCAGCGCGCCCAGGGTATTGCCACAGGTCGGGGGGGCATCGCCATTCAGCCCACTGACGAACGTGTTGCTACAGGCCCCGGTGCCCGCCGCACCGAGCGTCGAGGCGATAAACAGGGCCGGATTCGCCCCGGTCGCCTTGGGGTAATGCCCGGCACTGACCAGGTGGATATCCGTCCCCATCCCGCCCAGCGTCGAGGGCACAATCGTCGTGAGTGGCGTACTGCCCGTCCCGGTGAACGGCACGCCCCGGATTTTGAAGCCGTTCTTGAAGTCATAGACTTCGGTCACCGGCTTCTGGGTCAATTGTGCCTGCACCAGGCCCGCCAGGCTCAGCAGGAGCCCGAAGGCCACCACAACCCGTTTCATCGCTGCGGTGGTTCCTTCGGCGCCTCGCCCGTGGGCGCCTCTCCGGGCGGTTTCGCCGCCGCCTGTTGCGCCGTGGCCAGTTCCTGGCGGGTGGTGTTGAGCAGGGCCACGATCTTGGCCACGTCCTGCTCCGTCTGCTCGCGTTGTTGCCGCAGCACCTGCACCAGGATTTGCTGCTCCGCAAGTTGCTGCGTGCACGTCGCGTCCGCCGCCAGTGCGGCCAGGGGGAGCCACAGACAGAGCACCATACACAGTCCTACGAGACGCATACGCCTCCTAACTCGTGCTCAGGGTGCGATAATGGATCACCACCGTGATGACCCCATCCGGATCGAAGACGCCGCCAACGGCACGGATCACCACATCACCGGCACTGTTTTGCCGCACTTCGCTCTGGGCGCTGAAATCCCCGTCGCCCGTCGTCGTGCCACTCATCAGGCTGAGCGGTTCGCGGCTCCAGCGATCCACGACAAGGCCGTCGCCCACCAGCAACGCCGTCGCTCCGCCACTGCTGCCAAAATTGCTCTCCACGAGAACGGGCACGCCCAGAATCAGCGTATTGGGGGGCAGCGCCGCCACCGCCCGCATCTCCGGCTGCCCGACGAAATCTGCCGCCGCCAGGGTATAGGAGGCACTGAAATAGCGCTGCCCCGCTGCCGGCGTGATGGTGATGCCGGTCAGCACCGAGAGTTGCCGGGAGTGAATCACGGCTTTGAGGACGCCAAAGCCATCAAAGGCGCCATCGACGCCACGAATGACCAGATCGCGGGCCGTCTTGCAGCGGACCTGTGCCTCCCCCGAGAACCAGCCCTCATCGGTGGTGAGTCCCATCTCCAGCCCCAGCGGCGTCGCCGTCCAGCGGTCTCCGACTTCGTCATCGCCCACCAGCAGGCCCGTCAGGCCATTGCTGTTGCCAAAGCCCTGCTCGACACTCACCGGCACGCCCAGGATCAGACTGTTAGCCGGTAGCGCACCGGCGGCACGCATCTCATCGCGCCCGCCCCAGTGGGCAGCGGTGAACAGCACCTCCGTCCGCACGAAGGTGTGGCCGATGGGCGGCTCGAGCACCTGATAGATCACCGTGGGCGGGTAGAGGGTCAGCGCCGTCCCCTGGGCATTCCAGCCGAGCAGAGGCACGATGCCAGGGCGTGGAAACTCCAGGTTGCGCAGGGCATCCTTGACCCACGGCGCCAGGGTGGGAACACGGCTGCAGATTTCGTGCAGGTCCTGCGTGAGCAGTGTCAGCCGGTCAAATACCGCTTCCAGGGTCCGGGTCGGCAGCAGGCCCGCCGTCGCCAGGGTGACATTCTGACTGGTCGCCGTGACGCGGCGAAAGACAATGGCCACGCTCAGCGCCGGGGCCAGATAAAACACCACCAGGCCGCCCGCCGGGTTGCCCAGCCCGGTCAAGTTGTAGGCCGTGGTCACCATGCCGTCGAGATAGACTTCCAGCTCAGAGGCGGCGAGCAGCAAGAAGTCATAGGGGAACGTCGTGCTGGCGCCATCGCCGGTATGCCGAATCCAGCCTGGTTGGCTTGCCACGCTCATGAGGTATACTTTCCTTCTGTACGCTCGCAACACACACGTATCCGCAGGAGGCGTCGATGACGGCTGTACGCCGGTTGCATGGTCTGGCCATGCTGGCCTGGGGACTCGGGGTCCTGGGGCTCCTTATCCATCTGGCCCAATGGCAGGCCGCCCCGGTACCGATGGAACCCCTTATTGCCACCGTCCACGCCAGCCTCGCAGCGCTGCATGAAGGCGCGCTCGACAAAGCGCCCCGCGTGGCCAGCGCGCAGGTGCTCGAGCATCCGGATGTCTGGGTCTCCTGGTGGCATAGTCCCCTCAATCTCCAGGTCTGGGTCCTCGCCGGCTGCTATCTCTTCCCAGCGTTTGTCCTGTCGCTGGCCACCCATCACGTCGCCTGGTGTCGTCGGCATCTGCATGGCTCACCGCCCAATCCCTAGCCGTTCATAGACCTGTTGCAGCGGCGCCGGCGTCTGCCGCAACTGCACCGCCTGCGAGGCGATATCGCGTGCCGTCATTAAGGCTCGCACCTGGGGGTCTTCGGCCTGGAGTTGTGCGATCCCGGCGGCGTCATAGTGCTGAATGACCGCCTTGAGCAGCGTAGCCCGCCCGCCACTGGGGCCATCGCTAAGCCGCGGGTCCTGGTAGCCCGGCAGCGCGATCAGCCGGGCCAGTTCCTCCCTGAGCGGACGGTCAACGCCTTTAAGCCCAATCCCCGCACTCAACTCCTGCAACCGGCCGTATTGCTCAGGGCTTAATTCCACCGGCCAGGGGTGCGTGCGGTCAGCATGGGGCAGATTGATCGTGCGCGGCACCTGAGGGACCACCACGCCCAGACGTTCAAGCTCTAAATCCACCGGGTTGGGCGTGTGCTCCTGGCTCAGGATAGGCGAGAGCACCTGCATGCCCCAGGGGGTGGGATGTTCGCGCGGTTGCCCCCACCGATCTTTGGCCACCGGTACACCTTCCGAGAGGCCAGGAATCCGTACCAGAAAGGCATCGAGTACGTTGCGTACTTCGTGCTGCGCCGGGTCAATGGCCCGCGCCATTTGCCCGACCGCGCTCGGGACAAACAGGCTGGGAATGCGTTGCCGCAGCCACCGGGCGGCATCATCGCCGGTCTCTTTCTGCGTCTCGCCCACCCCGCCGCTGATAGCGTCTACCACGTCCGCCGTCGATTGCAGCCACTGACGACTCATGGCGTTGTCCCAGAAGGCAGCGATAATGCCCCCGACCACTTCCGTCGCCGTACTGGTGGGGATATGGTTGAGCACGGTCACCAGATCGGCGGCCAGGCCCATCGGCATGCCGATGGCATCCAGGCGATTGTACGAGAGCGAATGCCCCCCCAGATTCAGCGAGTTCTCCTGAATCCCCAGCCGTGCCCAGGTGGCCTGCTGCCCTTCCGGCGCTTTGCCCCGGAGAATGCCTTCCTGCGCCAGGATGCCAAAGGTCAAGAGCGTCATCGCGCCTAAGCCGAACTTGGCCCGCGCCAGCGCCGCCTCCGGGCCTTCCCGGGTAAAGAGTTGCTTCAGGATCGTCGGGGACGTGAGCCCGAGCGGGGAACGTTCCCCGAATTGTCGGAAGGCGTTAAACGGCGCATTCAGCACCGGGAAGAGCAGCTTGGCCACCGGGTGTTCCTGGGTCAGCGCGCCCAGCTTGGCCGTGAGGCCGCTCAGCAGCACAAAGCCGCCTTCGTCTAAGGGCTGTTTGAGCGTCTGTTCCTCAGCGAAACTCCGTGCGCCGGCCAGCATGCTCTCGCTCGGGCTATCCAGCAGCTTACTGATCGCCTGGCGCAGGTCGGGTCCTCGCTTCCCGGTCTGGGCTGCTTCGCGAAAGGCCAGCGCGTGCAGTTGCATGCGGAAATTCAGCGCATGGAAAAACTCATCCGTGGCCAGCAACACCCGCGGGCCAAAGCGCAGCACCGCCCCCAGGGCATCGACATAATCAGCCAGAATATGCTGCCCCAGCGTCTGCGAGGCGATATCCTGCGGCAAGCCCAGGCCTGCCGAGGTGAACGCCGGGAGTCGGGCGACCGGCACTTTGCCTTCCTGCCCAAAGGCTGAGACGCCGGTCTCCATGGCCCGGGCGGCGTATTGCCACGACTCCTTGAGCCCCTGCGCCATGCCATAGAGCAACTGATTGCCTTCCTGGAGCGCAATATCCCCCATGCCCGCCGCCATATAGCGCTCAGGCACCGCCCAGAGCGTGTGGTACGCGCCATCGAGGCCATTGCCGACCCAGGTGGCCGGGAAGCTAAACAGCGAGCCATACAGGATTTCATTGAACAGCCCCGGCTGGTTGGTCTGCTGGGCTTCGCGGAGAAAGCGCGCCATCTGGTCTTCGGTCAACATATCCAGATGGCCAGCCAGCTTCTGCGCGACCCGCACCCGTAAGGCTTTATCGAGGGCGTCCTGTACCGGGACCGCTGTCGCCGTCGGCTCCCCCACGGGCACCCCGGGACGCTCGCCCGGCGGGAAGTCCAGCCGTAGCGGGGTCGGGAGCCCGACCTCAGGCGGAGTCGGCAGGGGCGCAAGCTGCCCAGGCCGCAGACCGCCAGGGGCCTCGGCGGCGGGGGGCAGCGCCGGGGGACGTATCGGCGCTATGGCGTCCTGGCTGGTGGCAATCTTCTGGGTAAAGGCATTCAGAAACTCCCGCGTCGTGGCCGGGATTTCTTCCCCCAGCATCCGCAACGTACGGCCAGGTTCACTGAGGACCCCCTGGGCAATCGGCGAGATATTGGCGGTCAGAATCCACTGTTTCAGATAGTCGTCAGCCACGTCTTCACCGGCCAGAAGACGCTGTTGCAGTTCGGCCAGCCGGGTCGCAGACGTAATCCAGGTTTGCATCACGGCGTAGGTATCTTCGGCTTTCAGCACCGTGCCGGGCTGAATCTGCAGAATGTCTGCCAGCCGGCGATAGCGCGATTGCTGGGACGCGGCCACCATATCGGCAATCGTCTGGGTACCCCGGCGCTGCGTGTCGGCCTGCAAGCGGGTCATTTCGGCCACCGTGGCCAGGGTGCTGCGCACATCGTCGGCGGTGGCCATCTGCCCAAAATTGATATGCAGATAGCGCCCGGGAGGCGCGGCGGCTTCGGCGCCAGCGGCAGCCAGGCTGGCAGCCTCCGGCAGTACGCCAGTCGGGGCGACTTCCAGCGTCACGAAGGGCGAGAGAGGAATCGGCGCCCGGTCCTGGAGCAGTTGCCGCAGTTGCGCTGCCGGCAAGGCGTGAAACGTTGGCAGCGGGTCCGGAGTCCGGGCATCCACGAGCTGGCGTAGGGCGCCCTGGGGCAGCGGCTGACTCGTGGGCAGCGGCTCGGGTTCCAGTGCCCGCGCCAGGCGCCGGGGCACTCCCACCTCCGGGGCCGCTGGCAGGCCCTGGCTGGCACTCCCCATGGCCGGCGCTGCCGGCGTGGCCTCTGCACGAGACAGAAGCCCCTGGATCTGGTCGCCGGCCAGGTGGATATCGGTCGGGAAACTCGGAGAGACCGGCGGGGGCAACGGCGCCGCCGGCTCGGGTGCTGGCGCCAGCCGTCGAGCAATCAGGCCCGGGGGGGCCACACTCGGTGGCACACCGGGCACCGCAGACGCGCCCCCTTCTACCGGCACCTCGGGGGCCGCCGGCGTGAGCGGCTGGAGTTGCTGGCCCTGCAAACCGACATCGGTACTGCCTACCAGGTTGGGGGCCGGCTCGCGGTCCTGCATCGCCCGTCGTAAGGCATTGAGCGGCGTGTAATACTCCTGCTCCGTGATGCGTGCCACCCGCTGCGTCAGCAGATGCGTGGCGGCTTCTTGCTCGCTGGTAAAGCGTAAGGGTTGCTGCCCCCGCCCCAGCACCACCGTGCCATCGCCGGCGATAACGGCCTGCGCCCGGGTCAGTTGCGCCCGGGTCACCTCGGCATCGCCGGCCTGGATCGCCGCCAGCGTCTGCTGCGCTTGCGTCAGATCGGCGGCTTTGCGGGCCTGCGCGGCCGCCATTTCGGCCTGCATGGCCGCGTCGATCTCCGGTGCTGTCAGGGCAACGCCCTGCTGCCCTGCAACCTGCTGGATTTCTGTCGTCGCCGCCTGGCGGGCCGTACGGAGGCCCCACAGACTCTCCACCGCATGGAACACCCCCATAGTCAGTACCCCGAGTCCCAGGCCTTCCAGGCTGCGCTTCAACCTGCCCGTGGCCTCGGTGTCTCCTGGCTGATGCGCCAGATACGTTGTGACGGGATTTTTCAGCGGCGCCGGGAGCTGGTTCAACGCATCAGCTAAGCGCGGCTCCTGCGCGCTAAAGGCCGCAAAATCGGTGAGCGCGCCGGCCGCGAGGCCCTGTGCGACATGCCCGGCCAGCCCGACGGCCCGCAGTTCGCCGGCTACCGGCACAAAGACACTGAGGAACTGTGTCGCGCCCCGGATGACATCGCCCGCCGTGGTGTTGGTATGCGGCACCTCCGGCACCGGGATCGTCAATGTCTCCCCTGGCCCGATGCCGTGCTCCCGCATCCAGTCTCCGAGGAGATTGAGTGACTGCATGGTATGGACGAAGGCATCGCGGGCTCCCCCGACCACCTGGAGGGCGGTCTGCCCTACGGCCTGCCCCAGCGTACTACCCTCAGGCATCAGCCAGTGGCGCGGCACTGTTGCTGCCGCTGCCGCCGGGGCAGCCGGTGGCGTGCTGGCGGCCGGTGGCGTGCTGGCGGCCGGTGGCGTGCTGGCGGCCTGCTGGAACTCGGTGTCCATCGCCGTCGCCGGTGTCCCTGGCGCGGCTGGCGTCCTGGCCTGCGCCTGCGCCAGATCAGCCTGCATGGCGGCATCCCCTGGCGCCGGGGCGGGCGCCGGTCCCTGAGCGCGGGCAATATCCGCTTCCATGGCCGTATCCTGGCGTTGCTGATATTGCTGCACCACGGCGCCGCTGAGATCGTCCTGGTGCTGGGCGCGGGCCAGGTCGGCTTCCATCCCCGGATCGCGCCCAGCAGCCTCGGCACTGCCTGGCGTCAGACCCATATACTGCAACACCCGCTGCACATAGGTGCGTGTTTCGCGGTATGGCGGAATGCCATGATACGCCTGCACCGCCCCTTCGCCAGCGTTGTACGCCGCAATCTGATGCGCCGCGTTGCCGGGGAACAGCGTGCCCAGGTCTTTGAGATAGGCCACGCCCCCGCGGATGTTCTCGCCCGGATCGTAGGCATCGGAGACGCCATAACGCTCAGCGGTCCCTGGCATCAACTGCATGACCCCTCTGGCGCCTTTCGGCGAGGTCGCCAGGGGATTACCGCCCGATTCGGCCTGCGCCACGGCGCGGGCCAGGGCAGGGTCCACCCCTTGGCGCTGCGCTTCGGCTTCCACCTGGGCGAGAATCGTGGCGGGAATCAGTGGCATTACGGTGTCTTTCCTGCGGCGGGCGCCGGCGTTTCATGCGGCAGCCCTGCCTCTTTGATACGCTGATAAATCTGCCGCTTCACGGCATAGGGCAGTTCAGGCATTGCCGCCAGGCCCCGCAAAGCTGCCTCGTAGGTCTTGGCGTCTTTGATCCCCGGGGGCAACGCCGCCCGGCGGGCGTCGCCCTCATCGCGGAAATAGGCATCCCGCAGGGTCCGCGCCGTGGGAATCGCCTTGCTGCGCATCGCCGTGACGCCTTCCTTGTCGTGGACATCGCGCATACTCTGGAAATACGCGTCTACCGCATCACTGAGGCGGCTCTTGATGCCGGCGTCGATCTTGTCCAGGACCGCGGGGACAATCCCCCCCGGAAAGGCCCCGGCGAGAATAATCCGCCGCCCCTCCTTGACTTGATCGTCGTTCAGCGGATCATCGCCCTGGCGTTTGGTCTCGACTTTCGTCAGCAACTCCTGAAAGCGTCCGGAGCTTAAACTCTCTGCATTACTCCGAATCCAATCGCGCGCCCGGTCCAGTTGCTCCGGCGTCTCGGCCATATCGATCCGTAAGCGGGCTTCCTTGGCAATCGCCGGCACGTCCACGTCTTTAGTGGCGTCGTTGCGGATTTTCTCCATAACGTGCTCGACGTCTTGCAGCAACTCTTTGTGGTCGGCTTCTCCCAGGGCCTGCGTCTGGCGGTCGGTGTTGATCGGGTCCAGCAGGCCTACCAGCTCGGGGATCGTGGCCCCCACTTTATAAATCTGCATCCGATACTCCGAGGCCCGCCGGCCCTGGCTGTCCTGCAACACCCGGTGCTGTGCGGCCTGCTGGGCTTCGGTCAGGGTGACCTGGCTCCGCAGTTGCTGCTGGGCATGCTCGATCAGCGGCGCCAGATGGCTCTCAGGCGGCACGGGATACCCCGGCTGGCCGGGCTGCCCCTGCGCCAGGCCCACCAGATGCAGCAGGCTGCCCGCAGGGTCCGTGTCGATCTTGAGCAGCATGCCCTTGGTCTCCACCGCCTCCTGGGCTTTCTGCATGCGCTGGGTGGCTTCCGGCTGGTACATCAGTCCGGCGTCCACCAGGCCCTGGATACTGCGCATATACTGCACGGTCTTCTGCGCCAGGTCGGCGTCATCCGTGGCTCCCAGGGCGCCGTTGATATACGCCTGATCGGTCTGGTCGGCGATCCGGGGCACCTGCGCCAGCATGGTCTGCTGGGCAAACGTCAACGCCTGGCGGTTGACTTCGGCCAGGCGCTGCCCGGCATGGACGTGAAACAACTCGCGCGCCCCAGGCGACATCGGCTGTGCCAGTTCACTGATACGCTGCCGCCCATAGTCCAATACCCGCTGCGCATGGTTGGTATAGTCCGGGTTCTGCTGGTCCTGGGCACCAAACGTATCGAGATCAACGGTATAGGTATTCAGGGCATCCTGCGCCAGAAGCGTATTGCGGGCTTTGGCCTGGCGCATGGCCAGTTCTTGCCGCTGGTTGAGACTGCTGGCCAGGCCCTCCAGACTCTGCCCGACGCCGACCAGCCCGGCGCCGAACTGTTGCCCGACAGCGGGATTCAGCGTTGGACTCGGTTCCACCGGGATCGGCACTGTGCCGGTGGGCTCGCCGGTCCGGGTGGGGTAGAGATCGGGATTGGCCAGGTACTGCGTCAGGTTGGGCATGGGGTCAGGCTCCTCCCGCCCCGCCAGCGCCGCCCGCCGCTCCCATCCCGCCGCTCATGCCGACGCCTCCACTAGCCCCCGAGACGATATCGCCCACCACCTGGAAGTAGCTCGCGATCTTGGCCATCTTCCCGGCGTACTCCTGCCCCGCCGCTTCCTCTTCGCCCACCAGGAGCGCCCGGCGCCCCTGCCAGCGTTTCACGGCGCCGCCGTAGGTGAACAGGGCGGCCCGGCGTTGATTGGCCAGGGCATCGAGTTCCCCGCTGTACCGGATCACCAGGGCCTGCTTCTCGGCTTCCAGGGCATTGTCGCTGAGGACTTGCAGCGGGCTGCCGGCATAGGTCACGCCGCTGGCGCCAATGACCGCCCGGTTCTGGCCCTGCTGACGGGCAAAGGCCAACCGGCTCTGCTGCTCGCGAAAAGCCGCCGCCCGGCTGGCGACACTGGCATCCTGCTCGGCAATGGTGGCGTTGTAGTCCGCCTGTTGCGCTTCGGTCTCATCGGCCTGCTGGTTGAGCGTCGCATTTTGCCGGGCCACGGCGGCGTTGTAGTCGGCAATGTTGCTAGCGGCAATGCCCTGCGAGAAATGTCCGACGGCCTTGGTGTAATCGCCCACTGCCTGCACGGCATAGGACACGGCTCACTCCCAGTGGTAGCGCACATACCACACCAGCGTTTCGCCCTGCGGGCCGTAGCACGGCCAGACGCTGCACTGCGTGAAGCCTAGCGCGCGCAGCAAGCGGCGGGAGGCACGGGCCTGCTTGCGGGCGGTGGCATGCACCCGGCGCAGCCGCCGGGTCACGATCTGGCGCTCCAGCAAGCCCTGCATCGTGGTCAGTAACCGGCGTTGCAGGCTCACCGTCCAGGTGGCACAGTGACGGCTCATCACCGCCCAGAGTTCGCCCACCCGCCCCCAGGGTTCGACGCAGCCGACACAGACCTGCGGCACCTCGGCATGCCACAGGGTATAGGCCGGGTGCTGTGCCCACAGCCGCACCACCGCCCAGGGGTCCGGCAGGCGCAACAGGCCGGTCCGGGCTTCGGCGTTCCAGTCCATCTGGTGCAGATGCGCTACGGCAAAGCTGGTGACCGTGAACATCACTGATCCCCTATGCTCACATCGCCCCCCAGCATCAAGACCGTGCAGGGCAGCGGCTCGTCATGCGTCAGGGTCAAGGTCCCATCGAGCGACCAGCCCAGATGCGGCAACTGAATATCCCCGGTCAGGAAGGGCACGCCGTCATCCATGGCCTGCGCCGTGCGGCGAAAGGGGAGCGGTTGGCCATTGATCGCCAGCCCGATGCCGGTGGCATAGAGGCGCACAAAGAGCCGGTCCCAGCGTTTCTTTTGCAGCTGAATCGACGGCGCCCCCGGGATTTCCGGGGGCAGCGTCTCCAGGACCATGCGGTAGGGCAAGCCCGCATAGGCCCTGGTACTGGCCACCGGCAGCGAGATTTCGCCCCCGGTGACGGTTTGCAACGGCGTGGTCGCCCAGTGGGTGCCTGTCGCCGGCACAAAGGCCGCCCGCACCTGAGCGCCTTCCAGATGCGCCAGGCCCCCCAGCATGGCCAGGGTGGGCTCGTCCGTGCGCACCGCCGCATCCACGCCCACAATGGCGTCATCCAACACCTCGATAAAGCGCGTTACCTGGCCACCAATCGTGCGTTGCACGGCCAGCCAGGTCTGGTACGCATTGGCCGTCGGGTGGGGAATCACAGCAGCGGACTCGACGATCCCCTGCGTGGTGTGCTGATGCCACGCCAGGACCTGCTCCGGGCGGTCATACGTCACGCCAAGCAACACGCCATCGCTGCCCACGGCCCACAACAGGGGCAGCGGCTCCGGGGCATAGAGGAGTTCCGTCACCCGGCGCGTGGTCAACAGATGGCCGCTGAGGCTGCTCAAATCGCGGGCCTCAAAGGTATACGACGCCTGCTGAAAGGTCAGTTCGCGCAACTTAGACCCCTGGCGTTGCACGAACAGCACGCTCAGCCCGACCCGGAGCGCTTCCACCGGCCCGGTCCCCTGATCGACGATACGCCGCACCAGGGGCGGACTCGACGCCACAATCGGCCCATCGCCGTCGCCCACCATACGAAATGGTCCATTTTCCGCCCCCAACATGAGTTGCTCAGAGGGCAGCATCCAGTACAGCAAGCCTTCCGCTTCCGCCAACGTGTACTCAAACGCCTTGTCGGCCAGACTGCCGCGGGTGAAGTTCTCGAAATCCCCGCTGACACTGCCCCAGACGGTCTGCGGAAAGCCGGGCGAGGAGGCAAAGAGTAAGCGTTGCTCGTGAAACCGGCTCAGTGCCGGGTACAAATCGGTAGCATTCCAGCTCTCCTGCTCCAGCGTCCAGGCCCCGGCCGCCGCTTCGTCTGCCGTGCTCAGCGGGTCCAGCACCTGCGCCGTTACCAGTTCGGGGGACACGTAGCCGATCAGCCGTACCAGACCCCCATGCACGTAGACGTACTTGCCCACGTCGCTCGTGCGCCAGCCGCCGGCCCCGTACAACCGGGCCGCGATGTTGTTGACGCTGGCCTGGGCGTTCTGATTGTTGCGCACCTGGAGATAGCTCGTGGCCCCGGTGGCGGTAAACACCAGCGCCCGCTGCCCGCCCACCGGGTAGGACAACTCGGCCAGCAGATCGGCGCCACGGCTGGTACTGCCCACCTGGACACTGACGGGATTGCCCGACACGTCGAACGTCACGCGGTACGTCTGCCCGGCCACCGTGGCCAGGGCCTGCTCGATCCAGGCGATGCCTGCCGTGCCGCCGAAGAGCGTACAGCCCCCGCTGAGTGCACTGGCACTGCCGGTCTGGGTAATGCTGTAGGCGTCGCCCGTATCAAAGTCGTTGTCGGTCCCGCCGGCCAGGACAAGGGTAATCTGCGTCGGCGCCACGCCGGCAACCTGCCCGGAGCTCCCGTCAGTGCTATTCACCAGGAGCTGCGTCGGCAGCACCCCCGCCGTGGTGAACGCCGCCGCACTATCAATCAGCACAGCACTATTAGCCGCGCCCGTATGTGTGCCACTGGCCACCACGCCCCCGCTATAATTGCTCCAGCCGGTCAGCCCGCTCCCAAACGTGCCGTTGGTGACGAGGTCCGGCGCGCCGGGCTGCACCTGCCGCAGCGCCAGCGTAATCAAGGCGCCCGCCGGGCCAACGTCCGAGGGTTTAAGCTGCGCCACCGGCGACCCGTCCAGCGTCCAGGCTCCCGCCGCCAGGCTCGTCGTACTAAAACCATCGAGAATCTGCAGCGTGGCCACCGTGGCATCGGTGATCCCGGTCAGCACGCCCCGCCCCACGCCCGCATGCAGTTCGCGTTGCAGATCGCTGGCCACCCAGAATGCCTCACTGGCCGTGCAGGTCACCGTGCCCACCGTCGCACTGAGGGTCACCCGTACCGCAGGCTGGATCCCCGCTTCGGTGGTCGGCGGCGGGTTCGGCGTGATCGTGCTCAAAGGCCAGCTCACGTCGCTCTCGCGCTGGAGTTTCCGTGGCGCATAGCGTGGATGCGTAATGTAGACCACGTCATTTTTCTGGTTCAGCCGCAAGGCAAAGAGATCGGCCACCGCATACGGCGTGGCCACTTCAATCGGTGTCCCGGCGACCTGGATTTGCGCATCGTTTTTGTAGAAACGGAGATACTCGTGGCCAAACTCCAGCACCAGGGCATCGGCACTGCGAAACACAAACGCCTCCAGCCGCACCGGCAGATCGGGCCTTTTCGCGGTGGCCACGTAGCGGGTCCCTGGCCGCTTCTGCACGCCGCCCTGGAGCAACACGAGGGCATTCTCGATGCGGGCCGCGCCGTGCTGATAGCGCACAAAGTCGGTGCGCCCACGCATCAGGGGCGACAGCTCGCCGGCCGAGAAATTGCCGTAGACCTGCACCGTACGCGGCATCTAGCCTCCCGCTTCCGGCAACACGGCCGGGGAGACACCCACCTGCCGCAACACCTGCCAGGGCACCAGCAGATACGTGTCGCTCGCGAGATAGAGCAGACAGCACCCCTGCCAGTTTTCCGGCTCACGCTCGCACATGTGCTCCCGCACTTCCCCGTCCCCAAAGGTCAGTTCGACCCGGTAGGCGTGCACCTAGCCTCCCAGCCGTGTCGTATCCGGGACCGTGGCAATCCCGAGAGGACTGGTATAAATCGTACTGGCCACGCCGCGCCGGTTCTTGAGCGTCTTGCGCTCTTCCACGGCCCCCTGCTCGACATCCGCCTGCGTCGGTGGCGGCGGTGGGGGCGGCGGGGCCGGGGCAGCCGGGGGCGGCCCGACCACTTTGTTCGAGTCCGGCACATCCGGGGCATCTGGCGTAATCGCCTTGGCCAGGAAATAGGCGGACACGGTTGCCTCCTTCAGGGGCACCACCGCAGGCCCAGCCGTGCCCCGACCAGCAGACGGTTCGGGGGCACCACATGCGGCGTGCCTTCATGGCTGTCACGGTCCTGCGCCGCCGGGAGGAGCTTCTGAAACTCCACCAGCAGCGCATCTTTGCGGGTCTGCTGCCCGGTCACCAAGGGCGCCAGGCAGGCCGCGATGTACTTCGTCAGCGCTTCCACGGCCAGGCCATTCCAGTGGCCTAAGTCGTCTACCCGCCCGATGTAGCGCACATGGGCGGTGGCCTGATCGGTGAGCAGCACCCGCCCTTCGTAGCGGTCGGCGCCAATCTCAAAGCAGGCATTGTGCTCGAGTTCCAGCACCCGCAGGCAGTAGGGGTCCGTGGGCAAGCTGTACTGGTACGTCCAGCCCCAGGCCGGCGGGTCATTGAGCTGCCGCAACGCCGCATAAAAACAGGCGAAATTCCACGGATGGGCTTCGAGCACGGCGTCTTGCGCTGTCGCCCAGAGGTCGCGCGCGGTGGTGCTGAGCTGCGTACCCTCGTCAAAGCTCACGAGCGGCACTTCCCCGAGTTGCGCCAGGGCGTTGTTAGTAATTTGAATAGCGGAGACACTCGCCATGGCGCGCCTCCTTACGGCGTAATCACGGCCAGGGCGCCATGGAGCTCGTCATCAGCGCCCGGATTGGCCACCTTCAACGTGGCATAGATGAGTACCGGGTCCCGGTTATTGAACGCCTTGGTGTAGACCACCGGCAGGCTCTGAGCGATGGCGGCGGCGGTAATCAGCGCCCCACCCCGCCAGACGCCATCCGTGGTCATGAGAATGGCGGAGAGCAGCCCCCCGGCACTGGCGGCCTGGAGCGTGCCGTCCATGTCGCGATACGCATCCCAGCCGAGGTCCAGCGTCTCCGTCGCCGTGGCTGCCTTGAAGCTGACCCAGGAGAGCAACATGTCGAGCATTGCCTGCGGCGGCAGCTTGGCGACATACACCAGATCGTTCGCCGTGCCGCCAGCGGTGCGCACCTGGTTAAAAGGGAAATACCGGATCGCCGCACCGTAGGCGTAGTTATGCGCTGGCGGCACGGCGACAAAGGCATTGTTGTATTCGGCGGTATAGGTCGTAGCCATGAACAGGGTCCTTTCTCCCCTTCAGGAGGCATTAGGTTTCGTCGCAGACAATCGCCAGCACCCCTTTGTCCTGGATACGGACCGCGCCCATATGCTCCTGCACCAGGATGCCTTTACCGAGATGGTGTTCGGGCAATTCGCCCAGCCAGATGCGCCGCTGACCGCCCCAGCGGGCAAAGCCCATGGCCTGCTTGTGCCACGCCAGATTGATGCGGTTGCTGCTCGTCGTGTTGAGCTGGTTGCTGATGATGAGGTCAAACCCCATATAGTAGGGAATGCGCCCCTGCACAAGCGGCATGCGGTTGGCCTGCTCCTGCCCATTGACGATAATCACGCCCAGGTAATCCGTACTGGTGGCTTCGGTCTGCTCCAGCAGGTCCTGGTGATTCTTGGGCGACATCACCCAGACAAACTCCCGCATCCCCATCGCCATGCCGTCCAGGCCCACTTCGCGGGCATCGAACACCTCACGCGCCTGACGCATCTTATCAATGGTCAGCCCGGCGCTCCCCACCGCAATCTGATTGCCCCCGGTCCCGTCTGCGACCGGCGCCGTGGCGTCGAAGGTGGCGGTATCCGTCCCGAACGTGCCGGCCTGCGCCGTGCCCGTCACCGCATCAATGATGAGTTTATCGGCCAGCCGCTCCATTGAGGCGACGGCGTTGTTCACGTAGCCCATCTGGAGGTTGAGCACGATGGCAAGCTCGTCGTTGACGTCCAGCATCTGCGCCACTTCGAACATGCGTTTGGCTACCCACCGCCGACTCGACGGCGAGTCCGTCCAGCTCGTGGAGCCGTGCCGCTCGCCGGTAATCTCCTGCGTGGCCACTGGCCCCAGCAGGCCAAACGCCGCCATGATACTGTTGGGTTGCGCGTCGAGACGCACGAACCGCTGCAAGCGGTTCAACAGCTGCTGATACAAATAGTCATAGGATGATTCGAACTGAAGAACTACGGCACTATCTGGCCCGGCCATGCGCTACTCCCTGATTGTGTAGCGGGCATGCCATGGCAGGGAGTTGTCGGTCGCCCGGCTTCCCTAAAGATGCGCTCTCCTGGGCGGCACGTCTCACCGTGCGGTAGCCTGGTCTCTGGGCAGAGATTGTCAGGCGTGTCGGTCTGTGGCCGCTAGGCGGCGCGTCCGGGTGTCCGTCCGCCGCCCTGTTGCCGCGCCCGGTCCAGTTGCTCCGCCAGTCGGCCCCATTCAGCTTCTTCCTGCGGCGTGGCCCCGGTAGGGCTGTAGCGCTTCGCCGTCAGGGCGTCAAACCGGGACCGCAGCGTGTCCAGCGTGCTGGCCCCGGCCTGGTAGTACTCGGAGTCGAAAAACTCGCCTTCGCCCAACCGGTCAAACGCCTGGGCGAAGGCGGCAATGACATGCGGATTATTGGCCAGCCCACTGTCGGCAATGGCCTGCCAGGCCTTGACACCGGCTTCACCGCCAAAGGCGCCGCGACCAAAGTGCTCGAAGAAGCCCCGGGCTCTGGCCAGTAATCGGGGCGCACTGGCGCCAAACTCGCGGGCCAGGGCCTGCTGCCCCTCTTCGTAGCTCCGTGCCTCAGCGGCGGCCTGGAGGTTGCCCAACTGGGCGGCCCGCCGGCCCTCAAAGGCCAACAGGCGCTCGACTTGCTGCTGACTCAACCCGGCAGCCCAGGCCTCCTCGCGGAATTGCCGCTCCATCTCCGGGTCCCACGCCATACCCTCCGGCAAGGCGGGCGGCGTGATCGCGTAACTGGCCGCATCTTTGGGCCGGCCCAACCTGGCATAGACTTTGTCCAGGGCTTCCGCTTTGGCCGCATCGTCGGCATCCTCGCGCGGCAGGTAGAGCCCGCGCCCGATCATTTCCGCCTGGGCGACCAGCGTCTTCGCGGCGGCCTCCGTGGTCGGGAACTGCTGCAAGACCGTGTGAGTGCGGATCGCCTCGGGCAACGTCGCCCGCCAGTCGAGCAGGCTGGCGTTGCCCTGGTCCCTCACTAAGGAAGTGCCGCCGCCTGTTGCGGCGGCAGACGCGCCAGCCTCTCCCCCTGCCGGGGCTGGCACGGGGGATCCCGTGGGGGCGCCGGGGGCGGATGCGCCAGGGGCGCCGGATTCTTCAGCCATACGTCCTCCTCGTTGCCCGCGTCAGCCGGCCAAAAAAAAGGCGCACAGGGGTAGCTACCTGTGCGCCTGTCATGGCGTGCGTGGCCTCGTGCTAGCTAGGCACGAAACGACGCGGGCAAAGCTCTCTATAGTTGTGGTCTACGCGCTCTCGTCGGCCAGAACCGCCGGGGCCTCGGCAATGAGCCGCAGCATTTTCAGCACCACCCGCCGTTCGCCCTCATCCTCCGGGCAGGTATTGGGGCGTAACAGGACAGACTGCACTAAGTCATCCAGAATCACTTGCCCCCACTCGCTCTGCACCAGCGCCAGATACGCCTGCGCCACATCCCGCCGGCGCGTCCGGGCGCGCGCCGCTTGCTCGCGAATCGCCTGCACCTGCTGGAGCGACCCCTGATACAACGCCATTACGCCGCCTGCTGCTGCGGTTGCAGCGCCTGGTACGCCTGGATCGCTGGCGCCACCCGCCCCAGGGCCGCCGCGGTGCCTTCAAACTGTTGCTGCTGCTGCGCCTGCTGCTGCGCCTGTGCCCGGGCCTGCCGCATACGCAACACGTCCTGCACATCCCGCACCCACACCCGCTGCCCACCCGTCACGGTGGCAATATCCCGTGCGGCACGGTCCCAATCAATGTTGTCCAGGACCTCCATATTCTGCGTGGTGCTGGCAATCTGGCCGTACATGCCGATAATCTGCCCCAGGGACTGCACCTCGCTCCCCCGCTGGGCACGTGCCAGGGGGCCTTCGTACTCGACATCCAGTTGCCCCTGCTGGCGCATCGCGGCTTCCAGCACTTCCATCGGTGGCTGCGGAAACAGCCCGCCCCGCAGCGCCAGGCCAAACACCCGATCACTCAGCGGGTCCAACATCTCACTCAGCAACCGGGTCAATGCCGGCCCCATCACCCGCTGCATCAGTTCGAGTCGGTGCGCTACCTCGAAGGCCGTCATCTGGGCCGCTTCTGGGGGCGGCAACGCCTGGAGCGCATGGACGTAGAAGAGGTCCTGAATGGACTGCACCAGTTCCTGCGCCGTAATTTGCACCAGGTCCGGGCGCCCGGTCAGGTCCAGCGGTTTCAGCGCGTCCGCCTGGCTCAACACGTTCAAGGCATACGGTTGCAGGCTGACGCTGCCAATGACGCCTTCCCGTAGCATGGTCAGGGGCGGCCGTGCCCACAGGACGAGTTGCTCCAGGTTCAACTCGCGCAGTTTGTTCAGTACCCGCACATCCGGGAGCGCTAGATGGCCCGGCCCCACGCCGTACGGCGATTGCCCCAGCGTCTCCCAGCGCGAGACCACAAACGGAAATTCCTCGTAGCCGGTCTCCTGCACCAGCGACCGCGTTTCATAGTCGGCATAGCACGCTGCCCACGGCATCTGGCGGTTGTCCGCCTTGCGCGGGTTGCGCTGCGTACGCGGGTAGACGGCGTGCAGGTAGCGCTCGGGGACATCGATGTCCCGTTGCCTGGCCACCTTCTCGGCCGTACGTTGACTGACGCCGTCGCCAAACAGCTCGACGGCCTGGCGAGGCGTCAACCAGCAATCACGGAAGAGCGTATCGACGCGCCCCTCAGCGTTCTCGCTAATCCAGTAGCTGCCTGGAGACAGCGTGCGGCACTGAAGCTTCAGCCCGGCAGCCTGCCGTGTCTGCCGGCCCTGCGCCACGTACATGGCTGCGGTCCCAAAAGCCCCGAGGTGCAGATAGTACGTATACGCCGCCTGATAGAAACTACTACCGTTATACAGCGACCGCATGCTGTCGTCGCACGATTCGAGCCAGGCGTTGACGTGCTGCAAGGCATTGAGTTCCTCGGCCCGGAAGCGCAGCCGGGACCACTGCATGGCCGGGTTGGTGATGCCGCCCTGGATGTTCGCCGCGAGAATCTGCGGCGCCTGCAACGGCCGGGCATCGAAAATCTGCTCGGTGCGGGATTGCCCCGGCGCCCGCCAGTGGAGAATATCGTCAGCGCCCGGCACCAGCAGATTCACCACATCCTGCCAGTCCGACTCCCAGAGCTGGCGCTGCGACTTCAGGCCGTCCAGCCGCCGGAAGAGTTGCTCCGGAATGGCCTGCGACGTGCTGGCGGCGAGGCGTGCGCTGTAGGACGCCAGTTCAGCCACGGCTACCTCGTGAGCAACGTCTTGCGCTGCGGCGCATGGGGCACGGCATGCTGGAAGTCGTCGAGCTGACTCTCTGGCATCGCCGCCATGGACTCAACCGCTTTGCGTGCCCCGGCAGGGACATCGCGGAGGAGGAGCTTGCCGTGCTTCACGGCCCTGGCCATGTTGGCCACATGTTGCTGCGCCTGGGATTGGGCGGGCATTACCACAGTCTTCCTGTTGCTTGTGCGGTCCGTTGCGGCCTGGTCACCAGCGGGTTGCCGGTCGCCACGGCGTACTGCTGGCGGTGCAGCGTCTGTGCCCCCTGCAGTGGCCGGGCAAACGTGAGGGCCAGCGCATCCCCATAATCGGGAGACGGCAAGCCGCGCGCTTTCATGTCCTCTTTGCGCTCCAGTTGAATCTGTTGCCGCTGGGCATAGCCGTACTGCGGCCCAACCACATCGTGCCCCAACTGTGCAGGCTCCAGGGGTAGACAGCCGCCTTCATATTCCAACCACTCCTTCATTTTGCCCCACATCTGCGCCCGCAAATTAAAATACTTCGGCGTTTGGGTATCTGGGTAAAACTCGGTCGCCGCCTCGCCAGCATTCACCCCTAGGACCTCCTGCCGATACCCGAGCCGGTAGAGCTGATCTACCACCCCCGCCCCAATGCCGACCACATCCACAAACACCTGTTGAATCGCCTGGTCCTGGCGGAGCAGAGTCGCAATGACATCCGCCGTCTGATCCGTACGCAGCCCCCGATAGCCTTTACAGTAGGTGACGGCTGGCCCCTGGCGCTTGACCACAACCGTTTCGTCATCGCCAAACCGCGCCACATCCACGCCCAGCACCACAGGAGCCAGATGATAGCCTACCGCTTCCCGCTGCTGCGCCGCCTCCACCAGGGCCTCCGAAATAAACTGCATAGGGGCCTGGCGGGGAAATTTCCCCAACCAGCGCACCCGCACAAAATCCGAGTCGTCCCCATACGCCGCTATCTGGCGCGCAATCTCGGGCTTGTTGGTCTGCTTGGCAGTCCGGGCATCAATCTGCCACGTTTTCCAGAGGCTCCGATACCGATGGAAACAATCGTGGAACCGCCCGCTACTCAATTCCGGGTTGCCGGGCACCACCCAAATAGCGCCAGGCGTAGACATCGCCCCTTCGGTCACGTCCCAGATAGCATCGTCAATAGTCGAGCCTTCATCGTAGAGCACGAGCACATGCTCTTCATGCGTGCCGGCGAACGACTGCGCCCGTTCTTTGCTCCAGGGAATGGCAGAGGCATACCACGTTTCCGCAAATCCTTTCCGCGCAAACTTCGTCGCGGTCCAGTCAAACCAGTGGCTATTGAGCGCCAACCGATGCCACTTCGCCAACTCGCGCCAGGTCTTCGTGGCCAACTGCGCCGCAGTTCCCGCCGTCACCGGAATCTGCGGATGGGGCTTGGTAGACATGAACCACAGGATCAGCCACGCGATGAGGGAGCTTTTCCCGATGCCATGGCCACTCGCGATGGCGATCCGAATCGCGTCCGTGGTCTGGATCAATTGCTGCCCGAGATAGTCCAGGACCTCAATCTGCCACCCGTCCGGCCCCGCTTCGTGCTCCAGGGTGGTTCCTGGCTCCCCCCACGGGAACACGTAGCTTACAAAGCCCGCCGGGTCATAGGCGTAGCTCAAAATATCGGAGAGCAGCCTGTCCTCAACTGGCGAGAGAGGGGAGATCGCCACGGCGTAACCTCTGCAACCGCTCGTTCGCCTGGCGGGTGCGTTCTTCGAGAGCCAGGGTAATGGCCGCTTCCACTTTCACCGTCGCATTCTCCCGGTACTTCTCGGGTTTCGCACCTTTCAACATCAGAATCAGCAACGTGTCACTATATTCCTTGACATTATCGACGTGTTCCCCCCGATAAAAAACGGGCTTTTGTACCCCCTCTACTGCCCGCCGAATCGCCTCCTCCTCCAGAAAATCCGCGGCCATCCCCTGGGCCTCAGTAAACGCATGCGCGTAGGAGGGATCCTTCAGCCAATTATAATGGTTGCGCCAGTTCACTTGCGCCGCCGTCGCCGCACGGGTGATGCGCCCGGTGTGCGCATAGGCCGCCAAAAACGCCCTCTTTTGATGATCTGTAATTTCCTGAAAAAGCGGCTCTGGATACAGCCCCATCACGTGGCCCCCTGCTCGCCTACCAGTGCATCCAGCACCGCCGTCACCGGACCACGCCGGTAGTTGCGCTGACATTTGCCCAGCGCGAGGCGCACGGCCTGATAGAGATGCCGATCCGTCCGCAGTTGCGCCACCAGTTCAGCGAGGGCCTGCGCCACCGGGGCAGACACGGTCAGCGGCACAAATGAGCTGTCAGGAGGAGGTTCGTCGTTGGAAACAGGAGGAGGCACGTCGTCAGAAACAAGAGGAGGTTGTTCA